TTTTTGCGTTTTTTTTTACCAAAAATTCTATCCCAGTTATCTCTGTAGTCTTGGGTATAGAATCCGGGTCTAGGGTTAGCACCTTTACTATCTGATTTTTTATAGACGTGGTTTCTAAATGAAACTGGCTTTTCGTCTGTTCCTATTTGTTTTCCCATAGTTAAAATATTTTTGAGTTTATATAAAACACTAATAACATTAAACCGAACACTACTACTTGAACAACTGACATCAAAGCAACAATGCTTAGTTGTCTATCTGCCCACCAGTTAAGTTCAGTCTGTTGCCATTCATCAAACTCTTCAGGTGTAGCGTTTTTAATTTGAGGTTGCATTACCACTTAACCTTGTCAGCCCAATAAGCTGCTGACATCTTACCTTTCGCTATGTTTTTACCGTGTCGAGCTTTAAAAGACTTACGTTTAGCTTTCATTTTAGCTGACTCACCTGCTTTAGGTTTCCCTGCAGTCTTAGCACCTTTTTGTCCAAAACGTATAGTTTTAATCTTACTACCTTCTTTGGCTACTACAATGTGTGACTTCTTAGGATGATTAGGAGTACGTTTAGGTTTATTGTAACCACTTACTCCGGCTCGTTTTAATCTAGGGTCTGGTTTGCTTGGCATTATCTTTTCTTTCCTTTATGTAATCCATGACGAGCATGTTGTTTACCTTTAGCAGTAGCTGCTCGTTTCTTTTTGTTAGCTGCTGCAAGTTTCTTTTTACCTGCTGCAGTTGATTTTAATTTTTTAATTGTTTTAGAAGGTGCGTATACTTCACCAGTTTCAGAGGACTTCTTTCCACTAGGAGTTCTCCACTTTTGTTTTGTCCATTTCTTTAAAGACTTTTGAGACTTTTTAAGTGCCATTACTTGTATCCTCCACCAGCTTTTTTATATGCTTTGGCTAACATCTGAGCTTTACGTGCAGACCACTGTCCGGGTCTTCCACCTTTAGAACCAGCTTTGATTCTATTAAATATTCTTTTACGCATGGTGGGCTTAGTGTAGTTACCTGCTTCATTTACTTTAGACTTTTTAGCCTTACCGCCTTTTCTAAGTTGTAATCGTTCTAATAACATTAGTGTATTGTCCTATCGTCTTCTTTTGGTATAGTATTAAGATGTTCTTTTTCTAACTCATCATCTACATAGATGCTGTCTAACTCACCCACAACAACCAGATGATTCTGGGCTGCAGCTATCTCTGCTTTTTCATAAGATGAAGCTACGATGTTAGGACCTGCAAAGGTCGTACCGTAGGCTTCGATCTCAGTCAGAAATATCTTCATATTCTCCATCTTCAATATCTAACGGTGCTTTATCTGGCATTAAAAAAATACCACCAGAGTTCATATTATGTGTAACATCTACTTTGTCTACCTTCGTAACACCTACTCTATCTAAAAGAGTTTGTGCTGCTGTAAGCTTATTGTTTGCTTGTATGATAGGTTTCTTAGAATCCATAATTTCTACAAGTTTAAAAGCTGCTTTAGGTGCTGAGTTAGCTAGAATCTCTTGAGTAAGTTCTAGTATCTCAGACTTTAAAGTCTTTACAACATGATGGTAGTGGCTTTTGTATCCTGCAAGTTCTGCAGCCTTCTTAGCATCACCCTGACATTCAACAAGCTGTTCTAAAAACATCTGTTGTTTCTCTGTAAGTTCACGTTTTGTTTGTGCACTATCAATGCTTGGTAATATAGCCATGTTCTTTATTATAGCTTTACCTGAGAAACTTGTCAAGCTTTTAAAGTTTTTTTACATAACTCTTGACAAAACCGTCATACGGATGTATAATAACTTTAGTGCCCCCGGGGTTCAAATAGTCCCTCCAGAGGACCCTCCTCGTCTAATCCTAGACAAAGAATTGTTTAAAAACATCCCCCTAAATACCCTCTAATTAATACCTTAAAGACTATAAAGTTTTTGTAGTCTTTATAGCCCGACTGTAAACTAGATAGTCCTTATCTGGTTAATGCCCTATTTGCTGTATAATGTGTAACCATGCTATAGATATATAGGGTATAGGGTATGGTCTCCTGCCCACCACCCCATAGACTTTGAAGTCTGTCAACAATAGCCAAATATACACCTTAAAGACTCTGAAGTCCTTATAAGTACTGAAGTTCATAGCCTATCGGTAGCATCTTTAGTGTTGTTTTATATAGTTTCTTTTAGTCTTCAAAGTCTTCAAGCTTTCCTAAGTTCATGACTGATTGATTATGCGACTTTTGAGTCTTAAAAGTATGTATAGATGTACATGTTCTCCTGTTAATAACTGGTTAATGAAATTCATAAGCTTTCAAAGTCTCAAGTGTTTACAGATTTTTTAGTCGTTACACTTGCCAGGACTTCGAAGACTCGTACTGGCTGCTAAAAAATCTATAAAACTTTTGAGATTATCTGGTTTCACAAGATAACTCAAAACTCAAGCACTTGATACTTGAAACCATTATTCATTCATGTATAATTTAGTTATAAACAGGAGAATAACATGAATCATTTAATTATACATATTTACGACACAGAGACTCAAAAGTCTTATGAGTGTCAATCAGTCATGAAAGCTTTGGATATTATCATATATCTTAACCAAAGCAGATTGAAGGTGTTTTCTAATAACTATAAAGTTATGGAAAGCTTAACTAATATTTCAAATAACAAAGGAGAAAATTATGGAATATAAAACAACACACGAAAGCATTCAAGCTAATAAAGATGGCATGGCTACCGATAGGCAAGTAAATTATCTCATAGCTTTATATCGTGATGTACTCAAAAAGAGCATCACTAAATCTATGAAAAAGCTTGATGCTAATAATGATTATATTAACTTTGGTTTAAAAGCTGGTCCTTTGAAAGGTAAATTAGCGATTCATTGCTATAATACTTTTATTCCAGCTAATAAATCATTAACTAAAAATAAAGTATCTGAAATGATACATAATGCTAAAGAATCGCAGAAGTTTGATAGAGCTTTTGCTAAAGCTTTAGTAAAATCAGCTAATGATTATGTAGCACCAGCGAAAGCTAGTTCATAATCAAACTTCTAAATCCTCAAAGTATTCAATATACTTTGGGGATTTTTTTTGACTTCAAAGTCGGGTTATAATCACAAAACCTCACATGATCCTAAAGTCTCGCAGGTTTTGTGGCTCTTTACCTTGGTGGGGGCTTTGACACCTAAACTTTCTTGAAGTGTGGTGTTTTAAAGAGCCCATACCCTCTAAATAAATAGTTAATTAAATATTTATCTATCTAAATAAATTATTATAGGGGAAAATTATAAGCTTGGGTCGGTAGTTGAGGGCGATTTTAACTAAAATGTCACATAATTATTACAAAATGTAACATAATTGTAACATAATTGACACAAAAGGTACAGTAAAAATTATAAAAAGGTACATAAAATAATAAAAACTTTTATTAATTTTTTTATATTTTACTAATTATACATGGGCTTGACTTTCGGTTCGAGGTGTGGGAAAGTGTAAAAGCATTCGGCACAAGCCGATTCAAAATATTTATTTGGAGATAAATTATGAAAAAACGATTGAATAAATCTGACAGAGCCTTGGCTCAAAATAAATTTGATCAAGTCAAACAAGCTAAACATAGAATTATTGTTAGCTTCAATGATCAAGAGAAAGCAAAAAGATACCTAAAATCAGAGGGTTATAGGTATCAAGAAGTCTATTCGTTCAAAGAGGATAGAGCTATGTTATACAAGAACTTCAAAAATTCTTGGGTAAAGTTAGCATCTAAATTTGATTATCTTAATGATAATACAATGGAGATGGGAACTGTTTGGGTAATTGAAACAATTTAATTTAGGAGAAAATTATGAGTTATGATATTAAATTTGAAATCGAATATAAAGATGTTCGTGGTGATGATACTTTTAACAGAACTGTTGCTGAGTTTAATCACACTTGGAATTTATCTAAATTCTTTAGACAGTTTTTGAACTTTGAAGATGAGGGTTTGGGTGAAGTAGGTATCAATGGTTTTTATGGTATGCTTGGTAAAGATGCTTGGTTTGTTTTAAACAATGCTGTTAGAACATTTAATCAATCAGATATAAATCATGATTGGTTTAAAAATTGGGCAGAAAAAGAATATAATCCTGAGAATGGTCATGGTAGTGTAGATACTGCTATGAAATTACTTACAGATATGATGAATACCTGTAAAGAATATCCAACTTCAGTTATAAAGATTTATTAATCTTTAATTATAATTAGGTCTTGACAAAGCCTTTCAGACCTGTTAAACTTCTAAAAGTTTTTCAGGGTTCAATAAAAATTTAATTTATAGGAGAAAATTATGTCATTAGAAAATACTTTAACTACTACTTCAAGTTCATATCATGATGATAAAGATCATTTTGATATTGTAGATTTTATAGAGTCTACAATAGAACTTCAAGAAGATAGTATCAAAGCTAATAGAGATGTTGAGAAAGAAATACAAGACTCTCAATTAGATTTAGACAATTATACATGAGCTTGACTTTCGCTTCGAGGTGTGTCAAACTTCTAAGCGAATCGAGACAGGTTCAATAAATTTAAGATATAAAGTAAAAGAGCTGACAATAGATCAGATAAAATAATATCACTTTGTATTCAGGGTTAACAGAGAAACACCAGTAAAGATAACTAAATAATAAAACTGCATGTACTCTCCCGACTTAGACATACGCTATAGATTTGTCTTTGAAATACCCAGTTGCTAGTTGATGGGTACAAATAACTAGAACTCAATGGGAGTTGTATATCCAAGTTGAGTATAAATAAACACAAAGGTGGTATACCAGTTTGGTAGTTCTGCAAAAACTACCACCTTTATTAACCTTAATAAACTATGGAGATAGATATGTCAAAATTGATATACAGCAAAAATGGTAGTCAAACTACTGAAAGCATTCGTAATGCATCACCTATGATTCAAGCAGTATGGAATCAAGCTAATAAGTTTGGTGCTAATATTGTAAGAGTTAGAGCCTATCAAGATAGGTTTGGTAATGATACTGGTAAGACCTTCAATTCTTATCATCATGAAAAGGTATCAGTCTACAAGCAAAAAGATGAGGTGCATGAAAGCAATGCCCTATACTTTGCTCAGAAGATACCTGTGACTAAGTCTAACAAAGGTATGCAGATACTTGAGGTAGCATCTAATCTTGATGTCCAAGATACTTTGGATATCATTGATGAGATTCAATACTATGCAGAGACTTCTTTCTTAGGAAGACTTTGGAATCGTATTAGATATGGTACTCCCATGTCTATCACAGCCTAGTTTGTGTAAGGAAAAACTAGGAAAGTGTTGACAGGCACTTAAAAAACCGATAGTTATGTTGCTGTTGGAGGAGTTGGTAGTTATCTTCGGAACTAAAAAACTACCATTTAATTTTAACCCACATAATAAATGGAGATATATTATGCCAAAAGTAGTAAAAAGAAAATTACCAAACTTTGAAATTGTTACAAATAGAAAAGCACCTCCTAGAAAAACCAACCCTAAATCTTTTTGGAGAGATTTAATAGGTTCTATGTCAGCAGGTGATTGGTTTGTTCTTGATAAAAAAGATAAGATGAGAGCTTGTGTAAGTGTCGGTAAATATGCCAGAGGTAGATACTCTTTATATCAACACCCTGAACTTGAAAACAAATATGTTTGTACAATAACCAAGTAAAGTTTTGTAGTTAGGAGTGAGCCTTTGTAAAATCCCACTGGTCTTATATGTCTGAAGTGCGAGTTAAGGATAAAAGTAAATGAGAACTAAACCACCATGCACTAACTACAAAGACTCATCAGTACCTAGAGTATGAGTATAAAATATGATTAGGTGTAGGTTGGTAGTCCTACACAAAAAACTACCACTTAATTTTTATGGAGAAACTTATGAGCAACAATGTAAACAGCACTATCATGGACAACATGAGAGATAATGTGCATGAACTATGGGTACTTGACAGTCGACCAGACTTAGAAGCTGATTGCCTACAGTATTGCTATGACAATATTGATATACCTTTACCCTATGCAATGATTGAGTTTTTATCTCAGCATTGTAGTCAAGCAGTATCAACTCAAGATTTAGAACACATGGCAAAGGAGAGTCAAGATGTATAAAGATTTTAAAGATGGAGTAGCAGATGCTTTGTTGTTAGGTGTTTCTGATGAAAACAAAAACTCTAGTATGTATAAACAAGGCTATGATTTTGGAATGTGGTTATGGAATGAACAAAAGGAGACTGAAGATGCCTAAATATAATTTGCTATCTAGTGGTAGCACCAAGATTGAAAAGAGCAACAAGCTATCAGACAAATACTTTAGTCGGATAATTTATCTAGCTTCTGATGATGAAGCAGATGGTAAGAGAACTGTATGTCCTTATGCTAAGATTGCCAAGTGCAGTGAGCCATGTTTAGACACAGCAGGTATGGGTAAATTCTCTAATGTTCGAAAGGCTAGAGTTAGAAAAACTCTATTGTTCTTAAACGACCAGCAGGAGTTCATGAGACAGCTTGTACAAGACGTAAATAAATTCTTGAAGGAATGTGATAGGCTTGGTAAAAAACCTGCCCTACGTCTTAATGGTACAAGTGATATTCAATGGGAAACTATTGAGATTGATGGACATGAAAACATCTTTGCCATGTTTCCACAGATACAGTTCTATGACTATACAAAAATCCCAACTAGGAAGGTAGAGCACATACCTAACTATCATTTGACTTGGAGTTATTCCGAAGCTAATGATAAGTATGCTACTCTGTTCGACAAAGTATCGAACAACATAGCAGTAGTCTTTCGTGATGCTCTACCTAAAATGTTTAAAGGTTTGAAAGTAATTGATGGGGACAAGCACGACATGAGATTTCTTGATGAGTCTCAGGTGGTGGTCGGTCTTATCGAAAAAGGTGAAGCCAAGAAGGATACTTCAGGCTTTGTAATTGATTTAATAAATGCGAGGACAATATAATGTATGCAGTAAACGAAACAAAACCAACAGACTTAGAAAAGCTAGATGAAAAAATAGCTGATAGGATTGGAGACTTAACCTTTAGACAAGAAGATGTAGAGTCTTGCATTGATAATGCACAAGACGATATCATAGATTTAAACTCAGAAGTCGTTGAGTTAAGAGAAACTGTTGAAGACTTACAAGATACTATTCAAGAACTACAAGATAAACTGGAGGAACTAACCAATGAATGAATACTATAACAAAGAAGACTCTGCTAAAAGAGTAGAAGATTTTAAAAAAGCTGTTAACATTATGGAAAAAGCAATATCAAAAGCATTCTTTAATGGGTATGGTTTGATGTTTAAATACCACAAGATTGAAACAGGTGAGCATGAACAACGAATGCTGTTGACTGTATCAGATATTAAATACAACGATGATGATGAAATCTTGGTTGGTGGTTGTATTAATAATGATGGGGATTACAGACAATTCTTTATGGAAAACATGATGTCTGTTAAACCTTTTAAGTATGTGTCTATTGACTAAGGAAACTTTTTATGATACAATACAACAAGATTAAGGTGACAGCAAAGGTAAAAGCTAAACACACCATATCAGATTATTTGATGAAGGTGTTTGATGGGTTGAAACATAATCCATTAGACTTTATAGATGATTGGGAAACCATGACAACAAAAGAACAAGAAGCAGTGATAGATCAAGTCAGCTTGTTTGAGGACAGGATACACAAACTGCTTGGAGTTAAATTTAAGGAGATAACAAGTGCGAGTAATTTTAGTAAATCCATTTGACGAGACAGTCAAAGAAGCAGTATATGGTGGGGACTTTAGAGAAATCTATGACCTCATAGGTTGTAGAACTTTTGATGTAGTCTACATGGGTGATCAACATGATATGTATGTAGATGATGAAGGTCTGCTAAAATCTAATCAAAGATTTTTTAGATTTGAAGACAGAAACCTAGCAGGTAAAGCTTTAATATTAAAACATGATGATGAAGGAGAAAGCACAGATGCCGACATTCCTTTGGAAGATGTCATTGAATCTATTGAATGGTTACCCGAAGGACACAGAGAAGAACCATACATGGAGTTCAAGGCTTGGCAATGAATAGTAAACAAATCAAAAAACTTCGTAAGCTTATAAAACCTTTACAGGTTGAGTGGCTTCAATCTATATTACCTGAAGACCAAGGCAAAGTAATTACTGTAAACAATGTTGAGGAACTTATGCCCGATCAGACTCATGCCTTTGGTAATCGTCAAATGCATTTATCTTTTATGTCTGACAAGTGGATAATGAAAGTATTGAAAGCTAATCCACATATAAAAACATACAAAGAACTTGCAGAAGTAAACGAAAAAGAACAACACAAATATTTAGATAGGAGATTTTAATGGAAGAATATATTATGGATGTCGAACTAGACAATGAACGAACAATTTTAAAAACTTTTTCTCGTACTGTTGAGGGTGCTGTAGATAACATGGTTAAAATTGAAGGTGTTCAAAAACTTTTTAACATAGGTAATACAGACACTCAAGAAACTTGGGAGTTTGAAGAAGATATTACTGAGCTAAGAAACTTAAGAAATAAATTACCTAAAAACATTGAGATGTTTTTCAGTGTAGGAGAAAACTAATATGGAATTTATGTTGGTAGTAGTAGGTGTTGTCTTGCTTTTGTCAATGACAACTTTGTACATGTACTTGATTGATAATGATAAGATAGAACCCCACATACCACCAAGAGTACAGCGTGGAAACTTTTGGGATGCAGAGACTAAGAAGTTTTACAAATGGGATGAGTTGATGGAACTTAAAAAACAGAGGGAACAAGATGACACAACATGATGATGCTGTCCAACAGCAAAGAGAGATTCTTGAATTAGAAAAACAAGCTAAACAAATTGTAGGTATTGACACAAGATACAAAGATGGTTTATGGTATAAACAAATCGTTGACTATGCTGATGGTCGAAGAGTTACAGAGTACCGAGACAAACGCAGAGCAACCATAGAGGAGAATAGATATGGCGAAGACATGGACTAAGAGTACATATACTTCTGCTACACAAGGCAGAGGTAAGAAGACAAGTCAAGGTAGAGGTAATGTTGCTTTCTCTACCATGAACAAGAATAAGAAAAGCAACTTCAAAAAATATCGAGGGCAAGGTAAATGAACGAGAAAAAAATAACAGTTAAAATTCCAGCAAGACATTTGGAATGGATTAAAAAGAACTATCGTAAATCTAGAAGTGGAGTTACTAGTTTGTTTGAGTACGGTGGTATAGATATCCAAGAGGTACATGCCATAGCAGATTTACTGTATCATCTTAATGAAGCATTTGAAATTGAGGGTGGTGAGTGAACATATTTTATTTTGATGAGTGTCCTACTATATCAGCAGAAGCACAGCCTGATAAGATGTTAGTCAAGATGCCACTTGAAACAGCACAGATGTTATGTACTGCACACCGAGAACTAGATGGTGATGAGTATGCAGATGCTAATGGACTTTACAAACGTGCATACTGGAATCACCCATGTACTATATGGGCTAGAAAATCTAGCTCTAACTACTCATGGTTGTATCGACACTTCCTAGCACTGGGTTCAGAGTATGAATACAGGTACGGTAGGAAACATGCAAGTGTTGTCAAGCTAGAAGAACCATTGAGTAAGATGCCCGACAACATTACACATACAAGCATGACACCATTAGCACAGGCTATGCCTGAGGAGTATAAAAATGAAGATGCTATTATTGCTTATCGTGATTACTGCATTAACGAAAAACACTATGCCAAATGGGAACGCAATAGAACTAAGCCTATATGGTGGACAACACAGGAGGTTGCATGAACTACATATACGAAAGGATGATGGCTGATGGAGAGACAGCTATCTTTGATAGAGACGAACTGAGAAAGTTTGAAGCTTATGTAGCTGAAAACTATCAAGAGTTTTATGAAAGTAAAGCTGCTTATGAAGTGCAGAAGGATGGAGAAAAATTCCTGGTCACTTTATTTGAAAACCCTGTGATAAGTATGGAAGATATTTTGCTTGACATTCAAGACTGATTCTGTTATACTGTGTATCACAATGAGTAACCAAACACATCAAGCCCTCTATCTCCAATTGAACGAATGGTTTGGTACAGCACAGTCTGTAACTCCGAGAGTAGTTACTCAAAACTCTCCCAACTTCACAACAAAGCTATAAAAGGAGGAAACGCATATGGCTATATTAGAAGGAACTGCGTACTGGGCAAGTATAACTACACCCAATACGACATTCGACCCCGTGTACACTGTCAACCTAGTGGTTGATGATGAGACTGCAAATGACTTTGCATCTCGTGGACACAAAGTAAAGCAGATGGATGAAGGTCCAGCTTTAATTATCAAACGAAAAGTAAATGGTCCTAACGGAATGGTTAGACCTGCACCTCGTTTGTTAGACTCAGACAAGCAGGAAGTCACAACTGCTGTTGGAAATGGATCAAAGATTAAGGTCCAGTTTAATGAGTATAGTGGCGAAGGTAAGTATGGTCCTTATCAAGGATTAGACTTACAGGCAGTAATGATTACCGATCTTGTGCCTTACAAGAATGGTGATGGTGATGAATTCCTATCTGATGGAGAGGAGTTCTAATGATTATTACTATTAACAATGACGATGGTACAACAAACTTTGATGTCAATAATATTAGTGACGATGCTGTAAAGCAAGAAGCAACTGTTGTTGTACAGAAGGTTGGTACTTTACAGGTTGTCATTGAAGCCTTAGACTTTGCAAGTCGAACCCACCGAGTTAACTTAGAAGAGTTACTCAAGGCGAGAGACGAAGCTATAGTTGAACCAGCCGAAGAGACTGACAAAGAATCTTCAAAATAAATAACTCGGCTAGGTGTAAAAGCCTAGCCACTTTTCTAAAGGAGATAGAATGCAAGAACAAAGTAAATTTGTACGACACAAACTACCATGCCCGTCATGTGGTGGGTCTGACCCTGTGTCTATGAACGAGGACAAGTCTGCTCATTGCTTTAGCTGTGAGACACACTTTCCTAATTATGTTGATGCTTGTGATGGTAAAATTATGGACACAAATCCCAAACCAAAACTTAGTAATACGTTTTTAAACACATACAGTGGTAGCTTTGGTGCTCTTACAGACAGATGTATTTCTGAAGACACAGCTAAGAAGTATGGAGTAAGACGTGTAGTAAGTTCAGATAATAAAGTTGCTCAACATATCTACCCATTCTTTAATGGTAACGAAGTTGTAGGAACTAAAACTAGATTTGTAGATAACAAGAACTTTTCATTTGCAGGTACGTATGAAGGCACTGGGTTATTTGGGGAACAGTTGTTCCGAAATACTGGTGGTAAGTACCTAACAATCGTTGAAGGTGAATGTGATGCTATGGCTGCTTATGAGTTGATGCAATCCAAGTGGGCATGTGTCTCGTTAAAGCGTGGTGCATCGGGTGCTGTTAAAGATATCCGAGAAAGCATTGAGTTTGTTGAGTCATTTGAGAATGTAGTACTATGTTTTGACAACGACAAGGCAGGTAAAGAAGCAGCTATGAAGGTTGCTCGTATACTAAAACCCGGTAAAGCTAAGATAGTTTCACTGCCTACAGGATGTAAAGATGCTAATGACATGCTTCGACAGAAGAAGTTCCAAGCGTTTATGTCTGCATGGTGGGAAGCTAGAACTTATACACCCTCAGGCATTATGGATTTATCTACTCAAAAATCTGAGTGGTTACATAGAGAGACTAAGGAGAGCATTGCCTATCCTTGGGAAGGTCTTAACAAGAAACTATATGGAATGCGTAAAGGTGAGCTTGTTACTTTGACAGGTGGAACAGGGCTTGGTAAGTCTAGTGTTACTCGTGAGTTAGAACACTGGTTGATCAAGAACACAGAAGACAACGTAGGTATTGTAGCTCTTGAAGAGAACTGGCTACGAACTGCTGATGGTATTATATCCATTGAAGCTAATGATAGAGTGTATCTCAATGAGAGACGAGAACAGTATAGTGAAGAACAACTGACTGCTTTGTTTGACAAAGTAATACCAAAAGGTCGTGTATTTATTCATGCTCATCTTGGTGCTACTGATATCGATGAGATATTTTCTAAGCTGAGATATATTATTGTTGGGTGTGAATGTAAATGGGTTGTCGTAGATCACTTACACATGTTAGTTAATGTATTAGCAGAAGGTGATGAGAGACGAGGTATTGATTCACTTATGAACAGACTACGAAGTCTTGTTGAAGAGACTGGTGTAGGTATGATACTTGTATCTCATTTACGTAGAGCATCGGGTGACAAAGGACATGAACAAGGCATTGAAGTATCACTGTCTCATCTAAAAGGTTCTCAAGGCATAGCACAGTTATCTGATTGTGTGATTGCACTAGAACGTAACCAACAATCTGACAACGAAGACGAAGCCAATACTACAAAAGTTCGTGTGCTCAAATCAAGGTACACAGGTGATACAGGATTGGCATGTAGCCTACGCTACAATAATGAAACCGGTAGACTATTTGAAGTTACCGAGGAGGAAACATTTGAAAACACAGAATTCTAAAATTATATTTGACATCGAATGTGATGGTTTAAAACCTACAAAGCTACATTGTATTGTAGCCAAGGAAGTTGATGGTCCATTACATAAGTTTCCACCTCATAAACTTGAGGAAGGTATTGAGTTTTTAAAACAAGCCGATACTTTAATTGGACACAACATCATACGTTTTGATTTAGCTGTGCTTAAAAAACTAACAGGTGTTGATCTGTATCATAAGAACATTGAAGATACTCTTGTTATGTCTAGGCTATATCAACCTATCCGTGAGAACGGTCACAGTTTAAAGACGTGGGGTTACCGTGTAAACTTTGCAAAGCAAGAACAACCTATTGACTTTGATGAGTACACACCACAGATGCTTGAGTACTGCTGTAACGATGTGAGGTTAAATGAGTTAGTTTACTTTGCTTTACTTAGAGAACAAACTGGGTTTAGTGATGAATCAATTGATCTTGAACATAGGATAGCATCTATTATATCTGACCAAGAGAATAACGGATTTAAGTTTGATGAACGTAAGGCTACAATATTATTAGCTGATCTTAAAGCTAAAATGCATGAAGTAACAAGCGAAGTACAAAGTACGTTCAAACCTAAAATGACTGATGTTAAATTAGTGACACCAAAAATTAAAAAGGATGGTGAGTTATCTAAGTCAGGTTTGACTGCTGAAGAATACAACAAACTAATTGAAAGTGGCAGTCGTAAACCGTTTATGAGACAAGAACTTAAACCTTTTAATCTTGGCAGTCGTAAACAGATTGGTGAATACTTAATAGACTTTGGTTGGAAACCAAATAGATTTACACCTACAGGTCAGCCGATTGTAGATGAAGGTACACTTAAAAAGATTACACATATACATGAAGCTAAACTTATTGCAGACTTCTTGTTGTATCAAAAGCGTATTGCTCAGATACAATCTTGGTTGGATGCAGTTGAAGAGGATGGTAGGGTACATGGCTCAGTAATTCCTAACGGAACCATTACTGGTCGCATGTCTCACAACCACCCAAACGTAGCTCAAGTACCAGCAGTATACAGTCCTTATGGTAAAGATTGTAGAGCATGTTGGACTGTAGATGAAGGTAATGTTTTACTTGGAGTTGATGCTTCAGGATTAGAACTTAGAATGTTAGCACACTATATGAACGATGAGGATTATATAAATGAAGTTGTCAACGGAGACATACACACAACTAATCAAAAACTTGCAGGGCTTGAATCAAGAGATACAGCAAAGACTTTCATCTATGCACTCGTATACGGAGCAGGAGATGCAAAGATTGGAAGTGTGGTTGGAGGATCAAGAAAAAAAGGTAGGGAACTTAAAGATCGTTTTTTCGACAATCTCCCCACACTTAAAGCTCTTAAGGACAAGGTTCAACGAGCTGCAAAAAGAGGATTCCTTAAAGGATTAGATGGTAGGAAGATATACATACGAAGTGAACACGCTGCTTTAAACAGTTTACTTCAGGGTGGTGGTGCTATTGTCATGAAGAAAGGATTAGAAATATTAGATGCTAGGCTTAGACTCAGTGGTGTACCACATAAGTTTGTTGCTAATATACATGACGAATGGCAGATTGAAGTACCATCATGTAACGCTAACAAAGTGGGACAATTGGCAGTAGATAGTTTAAAACAGGCAGGAGAACATTTTAAAATGAGATGTCCTCTTGATGGTGAATATAAAATAGGAGGAGATTGGAGTGAAACACATTAATAAAAACTGTAACCATTGTAGTGTTGAGTTGGTTTTAAATGAAAACTATGACGAACACCGTTTAAAAAGAAAAGACTATATTTGTAAAGATTGTTATATAACATATTTAGATTCAAACATGTATGTAAACGGAGAATATATTTCAAGGTCTCACCCTCTACATAAACCGGGAAGATATAAGACTTTTGAAGATGCTGCGTTTAGTTCTCTAGCCAAGTATAAACTAACCAAAGAAGGACAAGTTTATGTCATTACTAATAAAGCTTGGAAAGGCTGGGTTAAAATTGGAATGGCTATTGATGCCAAAGATAGATGTAATCAATACCAAACCTCTAGTCCTTACAGAGACTATGAACTAAAACATTCAAAGTATTTTAAAAATAGAAGAAAGGCTGAATTGAAAGCACATAAACTGTGCGAAACAAAAGCTGAAGATAGAAACGGTGAGTGGTTTAAAATGAAAATAAAAGATGCGACAAAATTAATTGATAGCATAACTGAGGAACAATATGAAAAAGAAACAGCTTGACACGGTAGTTCAAGACATCTACGATAAAGTAGAATTACTTGGTCAGAATAAAGCTCTCGATGTGACTGACAAACAGATAGAAGACTTTGGCAATTACATGAAGGAAGCTTTAAGAGATTGGCTTACACCAAGACCAACAAGTAAGCCTATACTTAGAATGTCTAACATAGGAAAACCTAACAGGCAACTATGGTTTGACATGAACTCTGAACGAGAACAAAAAGGATTCACTGCACCGACAATGATTAAGTTTTTGTATGGACATTTACTTGAAAGAGTTGTGTTGTTTTTAACAGAGCTTGGTGGTCATGAAGTTACTGATGAACAAAAAGAAATTAAAGTAAATGGTATTCTTGGACACATGGATTGTAAGATAGATGGTGAAGTTGTTGATATCAAGTCAGCATCTAATTATGCATTTCAAAAGTTTAAGAACGGTACTCTTGCAGAGGATGACCCGTTTGGTTACATGGCTCAACTTGCTGGATATGAAAAAGCAGAAGGTACAAGTAACGGTGGATTCTTAGCAATCAATAAAGAAACAGGAGAATTAGCACTTTTTAAACCTCAAGAGCTTGACAAACCCAACGTGAGTGCTAAAATAAATAAGGTTAAGTCTGAAATAAAAGGCAAGACTATTCCTGACTTTTGTTACGAGCCTATCCCTGAAGGTACATCAGGCAACTTTAAAATTGCTAGAGGTTGTGTGTGGTGTCCTCATAAGTTTGAGTGTCATAAAGATCCTAACGATGGTCAAGGTTTGAGAGTCTTTGAATACTCTAAAGGTTTATCTTATCTTACTAAGACAGTAAGAGAACCTAAGGTTGAAGAGATAACTCATAGGTTTATCAATGCCTAGAAGAGTACCAAGAAAACCGAGACCTAAAAAGATTAACGTACCCAAAGGTTATGATAGTCGGTGGGAGTATGACATTCACTTAGGCATACTTCAAGACTGGAAACACCACTGGGATGTCATACAATATGTTGTTGAACACAAATACGAAGCTGACTTTGTTAGAAAAATAGATGGTAAAACAATACTACTAGAAG